AACTCAGATTTTATCAGCCGGTGTACAAAAGTTCCGATGCAGACCAATCAGGTCGGGATGCCTTTCCAGGAAGACTTCACTCACACATCATATCTGCATGGCGCTATGATGGCATACTGGAAAGAGGAGTTGGGGACAAAGGTGGCCACGAAACCCAAGTTCGGAAAAGTTACACTGAAACTCCAAAAGCTGATTTTGATGGTCTATTCTTCGGACGAGCTGCTTGAGGATTCAGTCGTGTCTATGGAGCCGTTACTGAGAAAGAAAGCCGGAGATGTGTTCGGATGGAAAATCGACGAATCAGTGATCAGAGGTTCAGGAGCAGGCCAGCCGCTAGGAATACTCGGAGCACCCGCACTTGTATCCCAGGCTAAAGAGGCAGGCCAGGCAGCTGATACGATTGTCTACAATAACATAATTAAAATGTGGAGTCGGATGCACCCAAGAAACCTCGCTAATGCGGTTTGGGTCGCAAACTCGAATACGTTCCCACAGATAGCGACAATGACGATCGTTGTTGGCACGGGTGGAGCACCTGTTTACCTGCCAGCCAACGGTGCGGCTGGAGCCCCGTTCGGGACGCTCATGGGTAAGCCAATTATCTTCACAGAGCACGCTTCGACGCTGGGAGACCTCGGTGACATAATGCTCATTGACTTCTCGGAATACCTCATCGGACAGAAACGAGGCGCAGGAAGAGGAGTTCAATACGCGAAATCTATCCACGTTCAGTTTATCTATGATCAGACAGCGTTCCGGTTCGTACTCAGGATGGACGGTCAGCCTTGGTGGCCTTCTGTGTTTACGCCCATCCGTGGAGATACTCAGTCACCTTATGTCGCACTTGCGGAAAGGGCATAGAAGGAGGATAAAATGGCTTATGTAGCAATGCAAAAAAAGTTTGACCTGGATACGGTCATCACACTGAAGGTTCCAAACGCCATAATCTCAAGCGCGACCACAACCACTCAGAGCACTCCGTATATCTCGATGGCGAAGTCGTTCCACCTGGCTTTTATCATGCAGCCGCTTGATACGACTCTTGCGGGTGCAGTGACGGCCTGGCTGTTAGAAGCAACAGGCTCAACAACCGGACTCAAGACAGGGACGCCTTTGGGGACTACATCATGGAGTGCAGGGACAGGAGACCTGGGGATTAAAATCCTGGAAGTCGAGAGCGCAGAGCTTGATGTGGCGAACGGTTATGATTTTGTGGCACTCAAAGTTAAGACGGCGGGAGCCGACTCTTGGGGTGTCCATCTTATCAGAGGCCCGAACAGATACGATCCTGCGAGCCTGATTTAGTGATATAGGAGGCATGAGGTGGAAGTTAAACTAAAGAAACCCTGGAAAAACCACCCTGCCGGAACTGTCATCGAGTCAGTAAGCGATGGTGTCATGAGTGATCTCAGAAAGCTGGGAGTCTTAGATACTGGGAGAAAAAAACCTTCCAAAAAACCACCTGTGGTTTCGATGGAGGAAAAGACCAAATCGGTCATATCTCCTGTAAATAAGATGATCAGCGAAGCACCTAAAGAAAAGAAAGAGGAGGGGGAGGCCAAATCCCCCTCTTCATCCAAGGAGAAGTAGATGCTGGAAATCAAATTCAAAAAGCGATACAGGGACTACAATAGGGGTGATGTTCTGGAAGTTACAGATCAGAGGCTCTTGACACGACTGCTAGTGCTTGATGTTATCGAGTTCCCAGGGAAAAGGTACTTAGTAAAGCCCGCAAAGAAGAAAGTTGCGGCAAAAAAGCCCACTCTGAAAGGAACCGCAAAGAAGAAATCCTTGACGAGTGTGAGCAAACCCAAGACGGCCAAGGAGACTGCGGAATCTTCGGGCTAAAATAGGAGGTAAGCAATGGCACATGAATTTAACACACGGGGAAGTAATTGGTATGGGAATTTCTCAGTATGGGACTCAACGGTATGCCCTCAAAAGCATACGTCCCTTTTTGAGCTAGTTCCCTTGGCAATGCTGTCATATCCGAACCTAGCATTTACGTTTTTCGATGACTTCATCACCATGCCATCGACCAAGGCCGCACAATCCGGCCATTGGGCTGTGACTGAGGATGATGGAGCAGACGGAACGGACGCTGTGCAGGAAGCCGTAAACGGCGTTTATCGCCACTACTGCGACGGAGACGATAATGACGAGGCATACGTCCATCACAATCTCGAGATGTTCCAACTCAGGAATGGGAAACACTTATTTTGGCAAGCTCGGGTCAAGTTGACCGAAAGTGCCACGAATAAGGCGAATTTCATCGTCGGACTGAGTGAAAACGTTGGGGCAGACCACTTGGTTGATAACGGAGGCGGACCGCCAGCTAACTATGACGGCATGTGCTGGTACAAGCTAGACTCGAATATGTTTATCGAGTTTGAGACATCGTTGGCAACAGCACAGGTTGAATCATCTGATGTGGCCGCTCATACGTCCGGCACGTGGTACGAACTCGGTGCATGGTGTAAGCCTAACACGGCTACGACGTTTACAGTGTTTCCGTATTATCGGATAGGCACAGCGAACGGAGTTCTGAGGGCATCCAATACTCACGCATTGACTCTTACGGGTCACGGTGAGATGGAAGCCTTTTTTGGTGTCAAGGCAGGCTCTGGAGCCGAGGAGTATATCGAGATCGATTACTTCTGGGTATGCCAGGAGAGATAGGCGATAGTGAAAATGAATCGGGATAACGGGGCAGAGATGGCCTCTGGCTTGTCCAGGTATGGCGTCCCTTCCCCTGTTCCCGATAAATAAAAAAAGGAGAATAATATGAAAAAAGTAAAACTTATTATCGAGGCAACAAAAGAGGAAAACGAAATAACCATTCCATTGCATATTCGAGGCGTCGAAACGTGTACATCTTTTAATGGAGAGCCAAAGTTGGTCATCACCGCAATCGGTGAGAAAAAATCAGAAGTGGAAAATTGGGGGAAACTGGCAGTTGAAGCGACCCCATTTTCGGAGTGAGGCATGGAATCAAAACCATACGAGCAGTTCTGGAATATCCAAGCAGAGCCGCTAGAGCTAAACAGCCGAGCTGATATGAGGTGTATTTTCTGTAATGGAAAAATGGAGGTCTCACATGGCGTATATTTCGAGTTCGAGCTTACCATGCACGGACCCGTTGATAAGAAAAGTCACGCTATGGATACGTGGGTCAGATGTCAAGATTGCGGATACACAAACGTGCACGGAGTCGCTATTAACGAGGCGACACATCGGGCTATTGAGAGAATAGTCCAGACCGCTCCTCAGATGGACCCGCAGGGTAAAATCACAGAAAGGGATGCGGACTTTGAAATCGAGGAAGGGACGAAAGGGATGGTATTCCCTTTCAACAAAAAGGAGCCAAATATGAAACCAGGAAAACCTGCATGGGACGGGTATGAAAACATAGTCGCTCTTGTGCCAAAATTTGATATGACATGCAAGATGTGCGGGAATTGGATGAAGATGGAGAAGAACAAAGGGAACTTTAAGGACGTTAAGCTCATAGACGGACAAGTACCTCTTGTGCTCAGGCACTCCAGGATGCATAAAATCCGGAGGACGAAAGTTGTAAAAAGACTGAGGCCGCCGTTTCGGTTTCCGTTTTTTGACAAGTTTCAAATAACAATCGAAAAACCAACAGGTAATTGGTTTACGTTGCCTGTTTTTAGGATAAGCTACAAATGTCCTGTATGCGATTGGCTGCCTACGTTTATAGTGCCAGTCCCGCAGGATTACTGGGATACAATTTTAGGGCTGAGGAAAGGCGAGCCGATGTACTATCCACCGCTTGACGAGTGGGGGAAAGAGGCGGATTACGACCTCGTAAAGGAGAAGCTCGAATCTCTCGGCTACGTATAAGGAGGATAAAATGAAAAAGCTGCTTATAGCCTTAGCGGTTATACTGCTAATTCTTCCGGCGTTTGGGAACTTGAGGTACTCGTATGATTTCTTGGCTGCTGATGAGACGGTGGATGATAATACAACTTCAGTCCACGGGACAGGTTTTGCTGCATATACGACAGGTGGAACAGTTCAGGAGGCTACACATTTGGAAGTTCATTCCCATAGAAAATTTGCCATACAGGATGATATTGGAAGTTCTAGCGGTGGTAATCTCGTATCTTTGACGGCAACAAATACTATTGAAATGTACATAAAGGGAGTTACGGATGCGACGAATTTTACTTTCGATTGTCTTACAGTGAGGATAGTTAGGATTAATTAACGGAGGTGTAAAATGGCCGTAGCTTCAGATTCTTTAATTACAGTCGAAGATTACAAGAGCTGGAAAGGAATCGAGAACAGCATGATTGAAAGAGACGCAATCTCTCTTTACTGTTCTGCAGGAGACGCTACGGCAGCTACAGTCACGAAAAGTGGAGATACTCTTACCCTTGTGATCACAGGCGGGACAAGTGCCGGAACGAACGCCTTGGATTTAACAGCCGCAGCAAACGATACGCTCGGAGAACTGGCCGCAGTGATTGAGGCTCTTGCGGGATGGACAGCGACTTTAATTGGTTGGAGTTCAGCGGATTCGACTGATCTAAAAAACCTAGCCTCGACAAGCGTGCTCGGTTCATCGCTGGAAAAGACGCTTATCTTTTACGATAACTATATCATCGAACGGATGATTGACATGGCAAGCGATGTTATAGAGAATTACCTGAACAGGAAAATTAAAACTGCCACATACACAAACGAAAGATACGACGGCGGAAAAGACATGATCTTCCTCGAGCAGTATCCGGTCACAGCCGTAACTCAGGTGTGCAACGGATATGAAGACCCGATAAGGATAAAAAACACGTCTGGAAAATTCAACGCCTATGCGATTGTATCGGCTACGGGGGTTGCGTTGAATGTAGATGGAACGCCTGTAGCAGAAAAGACCTTTGCATCGTATGCGACAATGGCGCTCTTGGCGGCGGCTCTAAACGCAGAGAGCGGATGGGAGGCGTCGTGTCCTACGAGTGCATACAACGATTGGCCTTCGAGCCTGTTGTTTGTCCAACCGAATGTTTTCTGTCTGGACATGTATGGATACCTTCAATGTCCTAGTGATCCGCTTGAAGACTACACTTTTGACCTCAGAGACGGGATTGTTTATCTTCCTGGGGGATTCGCAGGTGGGTATAAGGATGTTTTTGTCACATACGTTGCCGGATACTCAACGGTTCCGGATGATATTATCTACGGCGTGTGTAAATTTGTGGGCTGGATGGACGACGGAAGAGAGGAAGACGAAAGCATGAAGGGTGAAAAGTTGGGAGATTACAATTATACGAGAGCCGACCTTGAAGAAGCCTTATCGGTCTCGGAGATCAAAGCGCTGAGAAAACACAGGAGGCCGTTGATCTGATGAGCTTAAAAACTATGATCCGGAAAGCGCACACAAAATGTGACATCAAATCTCTTTCTACCTCTAAGGGTGCAGGAGGAAAACTCACTAAAACCTGGAGCATGAGATACCATGATGTACCATGTCGAATGAACGCCGAGATGTCTCAAGCTGAAATACTCCGTTATCAAAAAGCGAGCATATTTCCGGATTTTATCATGTATACCTTGTACCGGAGCGGGATAGAAATAACAGACAGAGTGATTTTTAAGAGCAGAACTTTCGATATAAAAAAAATAGACGACTGGGACGAACAGCAAAAATATCTTAAACTTGCATTAAAGGAGATTGTATGAACGAAAAAAAATCCAATACTCCCGAAGAGGTTCTCGCACGTTTTCTTGCGTGCTGGAAGGAGAGACAATGGGATAAAATGGTCGAATTTACCCAGCTATCCTGGGTTGATGCTTGCGACGACCCAGTGGAAATGCTGAAGGGCACTTTCTCGTATAAGCCACTTAAAATTACCGTTGTCGGAGCGGAGAAAATAAGCGACGTGGCGTATAAAGCTGTGCTGGATATAGCATACGCACCGGCAAGAGGAGTTATTACAAACATGAAAGTAGAAGCCAGGGTGATTTGCGAGGCCGTACCTATGCAGCCGGACCCGAATGGTGTGTGGGGTGTAAATCCTGAAAGTTTATGGAATAGGATCGATGGCGAAAAGACCGGTTAATCCGACAATAAAAATGAGCGGAGTGGAAGCTCTTGCGGAGAACTTTAACAAGCTGCGAAAAAAGGCGAGGGACGGAGTGAGGAAAGCAACGATGGTCACTCTTATGCTTATCCAAAATGACGCAAAGAGATTTTGCCCGGTTGATACGAACAGGCTGAGGGCTTCTATTTCTTCAAACTGGACTGATTCAGGGATGGCAAGAGGAAGGGTTCAAGGTAAAGTCGAAGCGAGGCCGGGCAAAAAACCGAGTACGGCTGAAGATGGAATCGGGAACCCAGACGCCTTGGGACTAAAGGGAATAACCGGAGTGGTTGGGACAAATGTTGAATATGCAGAAGCCGTAGAAAATCTCACTCCTTTCCTTTGGGGAGCTTTCCAAACGAACAAAGCCGGCCATAAACAGAGACTTGTAACAGCCCTTGGTCGGGAGTTTGAAACCTTGAGAGTGTAACATGAGCGATGCAACAGACGTACCTTTTGATGACATCCAAAACGCTTGCTATGCGCTTTTTATAGCCGCACCTGCGATTACTGGGACGGTTTACGATGAAGTCGATGAAAACGAGTCCTGGCCGTATACGATTTTAGGAGAGCCGAGCGACACTCCGATGGAAGCACGAGGCGTAAAAGGCCGGATTGTTATCGTCCCATTTGAAGTTTTTAGTCGTGGCGCTGGAGGGAAACAGGAAGTCTATACAATCATGAGTGAGATTGTGGTCAAGCTGACAGCAGCCAAATTAACGATGACAAACTGGAGTGAGATATGGAAAACATTTAATGCTGGAAGAGTCGTTAGGGAGCAAAAAGAGGGAAGCCCGCTTGTATTTCGTGGAACGGTTACGATGTTAATCTCGGTGGCGAAGAAATGAAGATCTTATTTTTAATTTTCGTAATAATAATAATAGTGCTATATTTATTGATTCTAGTATGTGGCATTATTTTTTTTGCTTCTATTGCATTAAAAAATAATCCGAGGAATTTTCAATGAAAATATTCGTAGCGTCAACAGGGAGATGCGGGACGGTTTTTATGTCCGAAATTTTCAGAAGATTGACCGCTATCCCGAGTTTCCATGAGCCAAAACCAAGGTGTGATGGCGAGATTCTAAAATATATCAACAAAGATAATACGCTGAAAAGGATGCCTAACAAAGTGATGCAAGAGCTTGTGAATAAAATCACTCAAGTAAGAAATGATTCAGTCGATGGTAATTATTTTGAATCAAGCCAGTTATTCGTAAAAAGTTTTTGCTATTGGATGATCGAGGCATTTAAAAAGGACGTTTATGTAATTTATTTACACAGAAATCCAATAGAAGTAACGATGTCATACTACAAGAAAAAAATACACCAGGAAAAACAATGGAACAGTTGGCATCTTCAGAGTCATTGGGGCAAGAACATATTGAAGACAAAAGGGAAGCTGAGTTTCTATGAAAACTGCCTGTGGCAATGTTATGAAATCAGAGAGCGGTTTTTACGTTTATATTGGGAACTCCCAGAGCCAAACACGTTCGAATTTGACTTTAGAAAATTAAACGATGTGACCGAATGGAAGAGGCTTTTCAGGCAATTCAGAATAAAGCACAAGCCGTTTTCCAGCCTTCCCGTTGTCTCAAAAAATGAAATTGCGGGAGACAAACTGGAAACGCTGGAAGGGCTTTTATCGAAATGGGATGAGCCTGGGGTGTGGCCAGAGGACGAGCAGGATGATTTCGATCGGTTGGATTCGATAATTGACGAAGGTCAAAAAATTATAACTCATAATACAAGAAGGATGGTAGCAAATGAACTTAGATGATGTCGCTGTGGTGGTGACAACGTTTATCCGGCCAAAGGAGCTTATGACTTGCGTGGCCAGTATAAGAAAATTCTACCCTGATATTAAAATAATGGTCGCCGATAATGGACGACCCCATGCAGAACAGGCCAAATTTATGCGTAATATGCATTGTGAGCACTTACTTTTACCTTTTGATAGTGGGCTTGCGATGACGAGAAATAAAGCGTTAGATCGGCTCTCTGAATATCCGTACATCATAATGACAGAAGACGACATGGAGTTTACCGAAGAGTCGAGTATCGAGAAATTCAAGGCCGTCATAGAGGCGCATCCAGAAATAGGAGTTGTTGCCGGAGGGCTTGAGCTTGACTGCGGGACGAAGAATCTGTTTGCAAATGAGATATATGTAGATAAGTCAAAAAATATGTACAAAGTAAAAAAAATAGATTCCCCAGAATGGCATAACACAGGAGGGGTCAGATGGTATTATGCTGATTATGTCTATAATTTTCACATCATGCGCAATGCTCCCGATATCCGTTGGGATGCGGAGCTGAAACAATGTATTGAACATTTTGATTTTGCCGTACATATGAAGATAGAAACCGACTGGCTGGTAGCAGCGACTCCTGATATAGTTTGCAAACATCATGTGGCGGACGAATCCGCCGAGTATGTGAAACACAGACGTAACTTCGAGACCTGGAAAACATTCTTTAAGAAACGAGGCGTCCGTTTCTTAGAGAGCGATTCTGAGAAAACGATGAGGGATTTTCAGACAGTAGAAAAGCTCTCGTATCCGGAATACATATACCGGATGATAAGGACAATGAACGAAGCCCAAAGCGGGGTCGATATGATAGACCGCTCGCTATACAGGGATATAAATTAATTTTTTAGGAGGCTAAAATGGCAACTGACCACGTACCAATTTCAGGAGAATATTGTACTTTCTGGCTTGAGGGAGTCGCCGTGGCCGCTACCCGTACGTTCAATATGAACGTTGACCGGGCAAGCTATGGGACTTTTGTTGCTCGGGGTACGTCGAAATGGAGAACAAACTATGTCGCCGACATCGGCGGAACGTTTGATGTCGATGGACTCATCGTAGTCCAGGACACCTCCCCGACCGAAAAGCAGTTTGACGACCTGTTCACTTACATGGGAGCAGGGACACGGGTGACAATTATCTTCACTCTCCGAACAAACACAAGCGGGGAAAAGACGTTCATCTACACAGCAGAGGCGTATATTACATCATTGACAGCAAGTGCGCCGCAATTCGGGGAGGCCACATGGTCTTGTTCGCTGATCGTCTCGGGTGCAATAGCTCAGACGACAGGAACGGTTAGTTAAATTATAAGGAGGTTTCATGGAAGGAGCAATTTCGCACATTATCTTGAATCTCGATAAGCCGAGAAAATTTCGGATGGACATGACCGCAATCTATGATTTTCAGCATGAGACTGGGTTTAAAATGTCTCAACTCCCAACACTCGGACCAAAGATTGATGGGGACTCGTCTATTTTACTAAAGCTGATTTGGTGTGGAGTGAGACATGAGGACGAGAGTTTAACCTGGAGAGAGATAGGCAGGTTTATCTCACCGAAAGATTATGCTGATATTATGACTCGGGTGATCACCCACATCATTGAATCCCTAGGACTGAAGCGTCTAGCAAAAAAAGGAGAGAGGGCGACCCCCAAAAAGACGGTCCCCAAAAAGAGTGGGACTGGGAAGAAGCCCTCGAAACCGCAACAAAAGTAGGAATAGGGCCAGATAAATTCTGGCGGTTAACAGTACTCGAGTTTACGCTCGCTATCGATGGATTCGAGTGGCGAGAGAAAAACGAATGGTTCGGACGCGCAACTCAATCCGCATGGCTTATGAATATGTGGAGTGGGAAAGGCCAGAGAATAACTGCTTCGAAGCTCCTTCCTCCAGAACTCCTGGAAGGGGTGCTTCCTGGAAAAGGAAAGGTTTATAAAACAAAGGCAGAGTGGGAAGAGAACAAAAAAGAAATAATGAAAATGGCAAAATGGCACGGCCAGGTATTAAAAGCTCTGAGAAGAGGCTGGAAAACGGCTACTATTGTAGGCCACGGAGAGCTTATGAAAGACTTTAAGGGCAAGAGGAAATAGACAATGGCAACAAGTATAGGGCGGCTGTTTGCGATTATAGGCGCCGATACGTCTGAATGGGATCGCAAGATGAAGGGACTCTCTCAGAGCGCCGGAAAACTCGGAAAGTCGCTGACGATGAAATTGACGCTTCCCATCCTGGCCATAGGCGGGGCGGCGGTTAAGATGGGGGCTGATTTTGAACAGGCTATGGTAAACGCCAAAGCCGTAAGCGGTGCGACCGCAGAAGAGTTTGTTATGATGGAGCAGGTCGCGCGCGACATGGGAAAAGCGACCGTCTTCTCGGCAAAAGAAGCGGCCGACGCTATGTATTACATGGCCAGCGCGGGATGGAAAGCCAATGATATGGCCAAAGCCATAAAGCCAACACTCGATCTTGCCGCAGCTACTCAGAGTGAACTTGCTTTTACGACAAATGCAGTCGTAGCTTCGCTAAACCAATTTCAACTCGGATCGGAAGGTGCAGAGCGTGTAACAAACGTTTTCGCCGCCGCTATCGGGAACTCCCAAGCCACACTCGAAAAACTCAAAATATCTATGACCTATATCGGCCCCCTGGCTAAGTCTTTGGGCTATTCCATCGAGGGTACGACTGCAACGTTGATGAGCCTTTATAACGCCGGCTATGAAGCCTCTACCGCAGGGACGGCATTGAGGATGTCGTTTGCGAAATTGATGGAGGGCTCACAGAAGACGCGCGAAGGGCTCAAGATGATAGGTCTTGCCCTTGAAGACGTCAATCCGAAGTTTAACACACAGGAGCAAATAATCCGGAAACTTGAAAATGCGGGTATGGGAGCCGCAGAAGCGATCAAGATATTCGGCGTTCGGTCTGGTCCGGCTATGGTTGCGCTTGTCGGACAGGGATCAAATGCAATAGCAGAGTTTGAAGAGAAAATTACCGACACGACAGCAGCCAGCGATATGGCGGAAATGCAGGTTGATACCTTAAAAGGATCATTCAAGCTCTTGAAGTCGATCGTAACAGAAGTAGCAATCCAGTTCTCAAAGATTCTCGGTCCTGCTCTGAAGGATTTAATTGACAATAAAATACGTCCAGCCATAGAAAAATTCTCAGAAATGGCGAAGTGGAAAAAGGAGCTTATTGTAAAAGTTGCCGCCCTAGCCGCAGCGCTTGGTCCATTGCTCCTCGTTTTCAGCAAGTTGACAGGAGTTATTGCCGCTATGCCTGGATTGCTTGTCGCGCTTGCGAGCCCGGTTGGAATCGTCGTGGCAGCGCTCGCATTGTTGGCAATTACAATAGGGAAGGTCAAGCGTGGTATCGATGACATGACTGGCAAGACATGGCGCAAATCTATAAAAGCTATGAATGACGCTGAAGCGCAACTTAAGTCCCATGAAGTAGGCTATAGAGAGTTTCTTGTCGCCGTAAAAGACATGGGGAAAGAGGCTGATTCATTCTGGGAAAAATTTCTACTTAACAAAAGCGACGCCGCTAAAACGATTCAACAGCTAAAAGATGGAGAGATCAAGGGCTCTAAAGAAGTCGTAGCTGTCTATATGCAAATGGCCAAAGAAGCCGAAAAAAGAGCAGAGGCAGAAAAAAAGGCCATGGAAGACATTTCTAGGTTTGCGATGATTGAAGCGAAGGACAAGAAGAGCCTTGAAGTAGCAACAATCGCTCTAGCACAAGCACAAGAGGCATTGATTGGGACAGAGGAGGACTGGGGTTTAGCGCTCGGAGCCGTACA